AACCTAGTTTTATAACAAATGGTTCATTAACTCCGGTTGAGACTATGGATCATGCTGCAGCATTAGCTTTATTAGCAACAGCTGCTTGGACAGATCCTAATGCAGGACCTGGAGAGTAAAAAAACAATATAATTAAATTTAATTAAATGGAAAAAGTAGAAAATAAAATTAGTTTAGATCAATTAAAAACTATAAATAAACACCAAGAACAAGTAAGTGGTATTCTAAACCAGATAGGTTATTTAGAAAGTCAAAAACATGGCTTATTACATGAACTAGCTGGAGTTAACCAAGATGTAGAGAAGTTTAAAAATACTCTTGAAGAGGAATATGGTGCTATAAACATAAACGTTGAAGATGGTACTTACACTAAGATAGAGGAAGAGAAGGAAGTTCTTGAAGATGCCTAATGTAATTAGAAAAATTAGTATTGGCTCTGATTATAAAAATGATGCAATGCATTATGCTTTGGGTCAAGAAGTTTATGGTGGCCACACAATATGCGATATATTAAACAATGAACAAAGTGGTGAATACTCTATCTACATAAAGAAAGATAATGAAGTATTACCATGGAAAAGGTTTAATAACAATATGGCTATTGCTGTTGAGTTTGATTTAAAATACTAATGAAAAGCTTATATAACTTCATTATCAAACCATATAAACAAAGGTATGATAATGTAAGACAAGTTGATGATAAAGAACTTATTATCAACACAGGTATTGAAGATCATAAATTTGTTAGTAAAAAAGCTGTAGTAGTTTCCACTCCTACGGCTTTTGATACTAGCGTAAAGCCAGGTGACATAGTATACGTCCATCATAATATATTTAGAAGATGGTATGATCAAAAAGGTAAAGAAAGAAATAGTGCAACTTATTTCCAAGGTGACTTATACTTTTGTAGCCTCGAGCAGATATACATGTATAACCAGAAATGCCATTTAGATTATTGTTTTGTAAAGCCAATACTAAATAAATCAAATCTAAGCATATCTAAAGAAAAAGAACACTTTGGTATACTTAAATACTCTAATAGCTCCTTAGAAGCTGTAGGAATTAAACCTGGTGACTTAGTGGTGTTTACACCATACTCTGAGTTTGAATTTATTGTAGAAGGCGAACGCCTTTATTGTATGAAATCTAATGATATAGCCGTAACCCATGAATACGAAGGAAACGAAGAAGAAAATAATCCAAGCTGGGCAAAAAGCAGTTGAGGAGCTTATAAAGGTAGCAAAGGAAAAGATCGTAGACTCAGATGACGATGTTTCAGCTGATAGACTTAAAAACGCTGCTGCTACTAAAAAGCTAGCTATATTTGATGCTTTTGAAATACTAACACGTATACAAGAAGAGGAAGATAAGCTAAGCGAAAAACCTAAAAAAGAAAAACAAGAAAAAACTTTTAGAGGTTTTGCCGAAGGGAGGAGTAAGTGAGTTACGAGCAAACGCTTTGGAAAGAATTAGAAAATGTTGTAAACCCTACATACTTAAAAAAACAAAATAAATTAAAAAGATGGGGTTATGGCTATAACGAAGATTACGATTTTATAGTAATAAGTAAAACTGGACAAATTGGACAGATCATTGAAATACAAAATCTTCGCATCGCACTTCCGGCAGAAGACAAACCTTTTAAACGAAGCAAAGTTCAAAAGGAACAATACTGGGAAAAACAAGAATACCCGAAAGCTTTAAGCAAGATAAAAAGTAGATTTGATTGGGACGAGTATCCAAATGAGTTTAAAGAAGAATGGTACGATTATATAGATAATGAATTCAAAAAAAGAGACGAGGGTTATTGGTTCTATAATAACGGTAATCCTACTTATATTACTGGTACTCATTACATGTACTTGCAATGGTCAAAGATTGACGTTGGTGCAGCCGATTACAGAGAGGCAAATAGACTCTTCTTCATCTTCTGGGAAGCTTGTAAAGCGGACAGCAGGTGCTATGGAATGTGCTATCTTAAAAACAGACGGAGTGGATTTAGCTTTATGTCGTCAGCTGAACTGGTCAACCAGGCAACAATATCGTCTGACGCTAGATTCGGTATCTTATCTAAGACTGGAGCAGACGCTAAGAAAATGTTTACCGACAAAGTCGTACCAATATCCGTTAACTATCCGTTTTTTTTTAAACCCATCCAGGATGGTATGGATCGTCCTAAAACCGAGTTGGCGTATAGAGTCCCAGCTTCAAAGCTTACTAGACGAAAACTAGAAACAAACGAACAATTAAGAGAATTACAAGGTCTTGACACAACTATAGACTGGAAAAATACGGGGGACAACTCTTACGATGGTGAGAAATTAAAAATATTAGCACACGACGAATCAGGAAAATGGGAAAGACCGGACAACATACTAAACAACTGGCGAGTTACAAAAACAACACTAAGGTTAGGATCAAGAATCGTAGGCAAGTGTATGATGGGCTCAACTTCAAACGCGTTAGATAAAGGTGGAAACAACTTCAAGAAACTCTACTACAATTCAGACGTTACAAAAAGAAATAGAAACGGACAGACATCTAGCGGACTCTATTCTCTTTTCATCCCTATGGAGTGGAACTACGAAGGATTCATGGATACTTTTGGATCACCTGTATTCACTAAGGGAAAAAATAGAGTCTACGGAGTTGACGGTGTTGAAGTTACAATCGGAGTTATCGAACACTGGGAAAACGAAGTAGATGGTTTAAGAAATGATCAAGACAGTTTAAACGAATACTATAGACAATTTCCAAGAACTGAAGCTCATGCTTTTAGAGATGAAACTAAAGATAGTTTATTTAATCTAACTAAAATATATGAGCAAATAGATTATAACCAAGAAATGAATAATACTACTACTCAAGGTAGTTTTATATGGGAAAATGGTATTAAAGATACTAAAGTAAAGTTTGTACCCAACAAAGATGGTAGATTTAAAATATCATGGGTGCCACCTAAAAACTTACAAAATAGAGTGATTATAAAAAATGGTGTTAAACACCCTGGAAATGATCACGTTGGAGCATTTGGTTTAGATAGTTACGATATATCAGGTACTGTAGATGGTAAAGGATCAAATGGTTCATTACACGGCTTAACTAAGTTCTCAATGGAAGATGCACCGCCTAATCATTTTTTTTTAGAATATGTATGTAGACCACAAACAGCAGAAATATTTTTTGAAGATGTTTTAATGGCTATGGTTTTTTATGGTATGCCAGTGCTTGCTGAAAATAACAAACCTAGGTTTTTATATTATTTAAAAAGAAGAGGTTATAGAGGGTATAGTATGAATCGTCCTGATAAAATATGGAACAAGCTATCACCTACAGAAAAAGAAATAGGTGGTATACCTAATACAAGTGAAGATATTAAGCAGGCACATGCTGCTGCAATAGAAAGTTACATAGAAGAATATGTAGGACAATTAGAAGAAGGTATTGGTGATATGTATCATCAAAAGACTTTAGAAGATTGGGCTGGATTTAATATTAATAACAGAACTAAATACGATGCTTCTATTAGTTCTGGTTTAGCTATCATGGCTTGTAATAAAAACAGATATGTTCCTGTTGCTAAAAGACAGAAAAAGTCTATGTACTTAGGCATTAAAAAATATGATAACAGTGGTTATATTTCAAAAATAAATAAATGATAAATACTAATTACAATAGTTCGTTCCCTAGTCAGGTAGTACCTGATGCAGAGAAAGCCACTTACGAGTATGGTCTACAAGTTGGTAGATCTATTGAAAGCGAATGGTTTAGAGGCGATAGAACTTACAATGATAGGTTTAATACTAATTACAATAACTTCCACAGGTTAAGATTATATGCTAGAGGTGAACAATCAGTTCAAAAGTATAAAGATGAATTATCTATAAACGGTGATATGTCTTATTTAAATTTAGATTGGAAGCCAGTACCTGTTATACCTAAATTTGTTGATATTGTTGTAAACGGTATGTCTCAAAGAAATTATGAGATAAAAGCTTTTGCTCAAGATCCAGAGTCAATATATAAAAGAACAGCTTACGCTGAAAGCATACAAAGGGATATGAATCAAAAAGCTGTTATAAATCAAATAAAAGAAGTAACAGGTTTAGATGTTTCAAGATCAGGTGGTGTTGGATTAGAGATGGAAAGTGAAGAAGAATTACAGTTACATATGCAGATGGATTATAAAGAATCTGTTGAGGTAGCAGAAGAAGAGGTTATAAATAATGTGTTAGCTAATAATAAATATGATTTAGTAAGAAGAAGATTAAATCAAGATTTAACCATATTAGGTATTGCAGCTGTTAAAACATCATTTAATAGATCAGAAGGCGTTACTGTAGAATATGTTGATCCTGCTAATTTAGTTTATTCTTATACTGACGACCCTAATTTTGAAGATATATATTATGTAGGTGAAGTAAAACCTATAAGCATGGCTGAACTTAAAAAGCAGTTTCCATATTTAACCCCAGACGAATTAAAAGAAATTGAAAAGTATCCTGGTAATCAAAATTATACTAGAAACTGGAGTGGTAGATATGATGATACCACTGTTCAAGTGCTGTATTTTGAATATAAAACTTTTACTAATCAAGTATTTAAAATAAAAGAAACAGCTAATGGTTTAGAAAAAGCATTAGAAAAAACTGATTCATTTAACCCGCCAGAAAGTGAAAGCTTTAAAAAAGCATTTAGATCAATAGAAGTATTGTATAGCGGAGCTAAAATATTAGGTCATGAAAAAATGCTTAAATGGGAGTTAGCTGAAAATATGACAAGACCAAATGCTAATACTGTTAAAGTTAACATGAATTATAACATTGTAGCTCCTAGAATGTATAAAGGTCGTATAGAATCAATTGTAAGTAGAATAACTGGTTTTGCTGATATGATACAACTTACACATTTAAAACTACAACAGGTAATGTCTAGAATAGTACCTGATGGTGTTTATATGGATATAGATGGTTTAGCAGAAGTAGATCTTGGTAATGGTACTAATTACAACCCAGCGGAAGCATTAAATATGTATTTCCAAACTGGTAGTATTGTAGGTAGGTCTATGACTCAAGATGGCGGTATGAATCCAGGTAAAGTTCCAATACAAGAACTTTCTACTTCAAATGGTATGGGTAAAATACAATCATTAATACAAACTTACGAGTATTATTTAAAAATGATTAGAGACGTGACCGGACTTAATGAAGCTAGAGATGGTACACTTCCAGATAAGCAATCATTAGTTGGGTTACAAAAATTAGCAGCAGCAAGTTCAAATGTAGCTACAAGACATATATTACAAGCTAGTTTATACTTAACACTAAGATCTTGTGAAAATATATCATTAAGAGTCGCAGATGCTTTAATGTTTCCACTTACTAAACAAAGTTTAAAATCTAGTATATCAAGATATAACGTAGGTACATTAGAAGAATTAGCTGGTATGAATATGCATGACTTTGGTATATTCTTAGAGTTAGAACCAGATGAAGAAGAAAAACAAGTGCTAGAGCAAAATATTCAAATAGCTTTACAAGGTGGTCAAATAGATTTAGAAGATGCTATAGATATTAGACAAGTTAACAATTTAAAGTTAGCTAATCAAATGCTTAAAAAACGTAGAAAAGATAAGCAAGCTAGAGACCAACAAGCACAACAAGCTAATATACAGGCACAAGCTCAAGCTAACGCAGAGTCTGCTGAAAAAGCAGCTATGGCAGAAGCTCAAAAGCAACAAATATTAACTGAACAAAAAATGCAGCTTGAAAGAGCTAAGTCTGACTTTGAGGTTCAAAAACTAGAAAGAGAAGCCCAAATTAAACAGCAGTTAATGGAGTTAGAGTTTAATTACAATATGCAATTAGCTCAACAACAAGCTAAATCTAAAAAGTCTAACGAAGAATTTAAAGAAGATCGTAAGGACGAAAGAACTAAAATTCAAGCTACACAACAATCAGAATTAATAGATCAAAGAAAAAATGATTTATTACCTAAAAACTTTGAATCTGCAGGCAATGATACGCTTGGTGGATTTGGACTAGAGCAATTTACGCCTAGATAATTATTAACTATTATATTATATTATGTCAGAAACAGTCAAACAAGAAGGTGACTTTAAAATAAAAAAGAAACCTGGTAGACCTAGAAAATTAAACAAAAAAGATGAAACTATAAAAGTAGATTTATCTAAAAAAGAAGAAAAAGAAAATGCCGTTCAAGAGCAAACAACAGATGAAGTACTTGTTCGCAACGAATCCCCAATTAGCGAAGAAGTTCCTAAAGAAGACGTCAAAGAAACAACTGAAAAACCTACCGAAGAGAAAAAAGTAGAAGAAGTAGTATCTCCAATACAAGAGATTACGGAAGAAGAGGAAGTTAGAGAAGAAGAAAAAGTAGAGGAACCAGTTGCAGGAACTAAACAAACGGAAGTAAACTTACCAGAAAATATAGAAAAGCTAGTTAAGTTTATGGAAGAAACAGGTGGAACTGTTGAAGATTATGTTAGATTAAATGCCGACTACTCTAATGTAGATGACAATACATTATTAAAAGAATATTACAAAAGAACTAAACCACATTTAAACATGGATGAAATTAACTTCATAATGGAAGATAATTTTTCATTTGATGAAGATGTGGATGAAGAGCGAGATATAAGAAAAAAGAAACTTGCCTTCAAAGAAGAAATTGCTAAAGCCAAAAACTTTTTGGAAGACACCAAGAGTAAATATTACGACGAGATCAAGTTGAGACCGGGCGTTACTCAGGAACAACAAAAAGCTATGGACTTTTTCAATAGATATAACGAAGAACAACAAGCTGTTCAAGAGCAACACAATAGATTTAAATCTAATACTAAAAATTTCTTTAACAAAGAATTCAAAGGTTTTGACTTCAACTTAGGTGAAAAGAAATTTAGATATGGAGTTAGTGATAAAGATTCTGTTGCGAATAATCAATCAGATCTTACAAACCTAATCGGGAAGTTCTTAGATAACAAAGGTGAGATAAAAGATTTTAAGGGTTATCATAAAGCTATTTATGCAGCGCAAAATTCTGATACTATAGCTAATCATTTCTATGAGCAAGGTAAAGCCGATGCTATTAAGGATATGATGGCTAAATCTAAAAATATAAGTAATGAGCCGAGGACTACGTCTACTGGTGATGTATTTGTAAACGGTTTAAAAGTAAGAGCAATTTCAGGCGCTGATAGTTCAAAGTTAAAAATAAGAACAATAAAAAATAAAACTTAAAATTTAAGAAAATGGGATTAGATATAACTAATGCTCCAGGACTTATACCTCATCAAAAAAAGCAAGCGTTAGATACTAACTACTTAGCTTTTAACGGTGAAAGTACAGGAACTGGTCAAAATATGAATAACTTTGCTCAACAATACCTTCCTGAATTGTATGAAGCAGAAGTAGAGAGATTTGGTAACAGAACGTTACAAGGTTTCTTAAGAATGGTTGGCGCTGAAATGCCAATGCAATCTGACCAAGTAATTTGGTCTGAACAAAATAGACTACACGTATCTTATGATGGTTGCCAAATTAAAGATGGTACATCTATAAATGTACCTGTAGAAGCTGGTAAAGAAGCTGCTATTAGAGTAGGACAAACTATGGTTGTTTCTAATGGTTTAAATAGCGTTAAAGTTAGAGTTACAGATATAGCTGCTGCTACTGGTTCTCCAAGAGTTGCTGATGTTTCTGTTCAAGCTTACAAATTTTCTGACTTAATTACAGGAACAGGTTTAGCTGACGAAGAAACAGGTATTAAAGTATTTGTTTATGGTTCTGAATTTGACAAAGGTACTTCAGGTATGGATTCTGGTACTGTTACTTCAGGAGTTAGAGCTATTCAACCAGATTTTACTCAATTTTCAAACAAGCCAATTATATTAAAAGATATGTACCAGGTTTCAGGATCTGATGCTGCTCAAATTGGTTGGGTTGAAGTTGCTACTGAAGATGGCACATCTGGATACTTATGGTATCTAAAAGCTGAGTCTGAAACTAGATTACGTTTTGAAGATTATCTTGAAATGTCAATGGTTGAAGCTGAGAAAAAAGGAGCAAACACTAATTTATCTGTAGAAGGTTCTGAAGGTTTATTTGCTGCTATAGAAGCAAGAGGTAACATATATAATGACTTTGCTGGTGCTGCTGCTCCTGGAGCTGGTGCGTTAGGTGATTTTGATGCTATCCTTAAGCAATTAGATTCTCAAGGTGCTATTGAAGAAAACATGTTATTCTTATCAAGAGCTACTGCTTTAGATTTTGATGATATGATTGGTGCTATGGCTGGCGGAGGCTACGCTGGTACTCAGTCTGCTTCTTATGGTTTATTTAACAATGAAGAAGATATGGCGCTAAACTTTGGATTCTCTGGATTTAGAAGAGGTTCTTATGACTTCTATAAAACTGACTGGAAATATCTAAATGATGCTTCTACAAGAGGTTTAACTGGAGACATTGATGGTGTTATGATTCCTGCTGGAACATCTACAGTATATGACCAAATGTTAGGATCTAATATCAGACGTCCATTCTTACACGTGAGATATAGAGCTTCTGAAGCTGATGATAGAAGAATGAAAACTTGGGTTACTGGTTCAGTAGGTGGAGCTTATACTTCTTCTTTAGATGCTATGCAGATTCATTTCTTATCTGAAAGATGTCTTTGTGTACAAGGTGCTAATAACTTTGTGTTATTTAAGTCAACTGTATAATTATTAACATTTAAAAGATAGAAATTATGGCATACATTAAATTAGCAAAAGCTGGTACAGCATATGATATTATATCTGCTGACGATATAATAAGCTGCAAATTAGACAGTGGTAATATAATAGTTTCATATTCAGGAGGCACTAAATCCCTTATTGTGGGAAGTGGTGTTGGTCAAGCTGATGTGCAAAAGATTATAGACGCTGCTGTTTTAGTAGGAGGAACTAATAGTCCTGCTCCATTGGTAACGTTATCAACGTTGTCAATAGCAGTAACTGGTTCTGCACTA